TTAAGTTTGTTTAACCGTTGATATTATGAAGAAATTTAAAATAAGCTATTACTATTTAGCGTCAGGGATGGAAGGCATACCAGACGTTATTCCAGAGGAAGTGATTGAGGCAGAGTCCAAGGATAAGGCAAACTTCATCTTTCACCAGAAACACTGGCCTGCATTTCAATATGAAAGTTTTGAGAAATTCGCAGAACAAGAGCCCCACATCAAGAATTGGGGAATGAGCATAACGGAAATTTAAACCTTAGATTATGAAGCTACTAGGAACACTAATAGATTTCTTCAAGGCTTGGGCTTACTATGGCGACATCAAAGAAGCATGGGAAGACGCTAGAATGAAAAACCGCAAATAGAACCGTTGGTATGCTCGGAAAAATCAAGCACCACAAAGTGACAACGAAAGGCAGAAGCACTTATTTAGTTTTTGCAGAAGACGAAAGCGGAACTATTAGAGCCTCTGCAAAGTTGGTTGTTTATTTGGACAAGGATATGCAGGGCGAACTATCATGCTTGAACGTAGATAAGAGCCACCAGGGGCAGGGATTCGGTACAGCCTTACAAGACTACCGCGAGAATCTTATTAAGTCACTAGGGGGCAAAGAGGCTATCTTATGGGCAGATGCTAGGGCATGGCCTCACCGTTGGTATGTGTCAAGGGGCTACGAGTTTGACGGTACAGAGCCAGGTCTAAGTGATTATTTTGTGAAGCATTTATAACTGTATTGTGTATGATTAGTAGCGTTGGATTAACTAAAAATTTATAAAAATGGAAGAAACAAAATTAAGACAATTATTTAAAAATAGAGCAGATGCTTATTTAAATACTATTGATGAAAGTGTAGAACAAGGTATGAGCGAAGACTGTTTTATAAAAGCAGTAAATGAAGCTATTAATTATACACGTTGTTGTAAAAGCGATAGCGAGCAGTTAGACGCTGATTTTATAAGTATAGTTGGCAAAGAAGCACATTTCTATAAAGATGGCAAGATATTTAAAAAAGAAAAACTAAAGTTTAGCGACTAATTGTTTACAACGAATGGTTGTATGATTTGAATTAAAATTTTTAGAGATGGCAAAAAAGATAAAATTAGAAATGACAGAAGCACAATTTCAAGCCATATTAAATATAGCTGATGAAATGGATGCAATGATTAAGTATGGGGAAGAGGTAGTAAAAAAATAATTTATATACAATGTTATTGTGCGTTTTAATGCACTCTAATGCTAAATGTAAAAAGCGTTTTAATGATTTTTAAATAATGTTATAAGTTTTAAAAAACGGATTATGATAGGAGATTTAATTTTATGGATAAAGAAAATTTGCAAGCAACAGACTTGCAAACATAGCTATAAGTTACAACCAGATAAAACAGGTGGATTCGGTGGGTTTGATTTATATAAATGTGAAAAATGTCAAAAGTTTAAACAACTTTAGTTTTTTATTACTTATAACGGTTACTGTAAGTGGCTGTACTTGTATGCCATTTACAGAGTGTTAGGTTTAGTTTAATTAAAAAAAATAAAGATATGGCAAGTTGTGAAAAATGTTGGTATGATGCTTATGAATTACAAGATTGTGAGGAAGGACATTATGAAACGTATAACAGATTAATTAAAGAAAGAAAAGATAACCCTTGTAGTGAAATAGAACAAGCGGGGCAATTTTGGGATGAAGAAAGAAAGGTTGACACAAGAAAGGAGTAATTAAACCTAACGCAAGTATAAAAGTAAGCTTGTGCGACCCGAAGGGTTACTTTTATATAGTGTTGAAAAAATGTGTAATTGTGTAAACATATCAGCCCAAACGTACGACAATGCTACGGCTTTAAGTAAGCCATTTGGAAGGGGTAACACCGTATCAATAGACAACTGTCTATTAGATGAAATTAAAAGCCTATGGAGTAAAGGCATAAAAACAACAGGGTGTTGTTGTGGGCACAACTATCTTCTGCCATTCATTGGTGTAGAACAAGAACACTATAACACCATGAGATCATTAGGCTATCATGAAATAAAAGATAATCAATTCACACCGCTATCGTTAATATTAATAAAAAAATAATATGTATAATAGTATAGAAGAACAGGAGGCCTTAGATTATCTAGAGACCGTCAAGAACAAGCAAGAGCCTTTCCGCCCCGCGAAGCACCTCATCATACAGAGCCATTAAATCTAGGCAGAGACTATACGGCATTTCAGTTAAACATGTGCAATAGTACATAGAAGTTAAAAAAAAATCAACACTCATGGCGAAGAAGAAACTAAGTAGTTACCAGAAGCTCAAAATTAAGATTGCCGAGCAAAGCAAGGAGATACACCAGCTTCGGAGTGCGATATACTACAACGACGAGTACTTCTTATCAATAGTCAAGAAGCAGTTTCAAATGGCTCTCGACCTAGAGAACGCAATGTGGAATGGAGACGTGAGCCTGACTCCAAGAAAGCCCGCTCAAGGATTTTTAGCACTTATAGATATAACAAGAGATAAAGAATGACTGACGCAATCCAAATCTACACAGATGGATCTTACAAGCACCTCCAAAAGAAAGGCGGGTTCGGGGTAGTCTTCATTCTAGGGAAGAGAATGAAAAAGTACCACTCAAGGAGCTTCGTCGATACAACCAATGTTCGCATGGAGATTCGAGGAGTCATTCACGCCCTTGAGAAGTGTAATCCGGGACACACGATTGATATCTACTGCGATAATGAACATGTTATCAATATGGCCAATGAGTGGCTTGACAACAACATCGCCAACAACACCATGTCCTCAAAAGCGAACATCGATCTATGGCGTAAGTTCTACCTCGCCAGAAAAGTACACCTGGACGGCAAGAGCAAGCTTAAATTCATTTGGATAAGGGGACACGCAGGCAACCCATTCAATGAGATGGCCGACAAGCTCGCCACCAAAGCATCAAGAAAAGGAAAACCAATCATCTGTAAAAGAAACACTTACACTTAATATGGCACTAGAAGTACAACCACTACACCGTCAGATAGGGATGATGAGAAGGTATCGCAACATGACCCAGACCGAACTGGCCGAAAAAGCCGGATGGAATCGAGGGTACTATTCCCAGTGGGAACGAGGCGAAGAAACAAATGCTTCCCAAGAGAAGCTAGAATCTCTACTAAAAGTCTTAAATTGCAAACTAATAGCAACACCTCTAGGATGAGCACAGAAACAGCAGAAGCCCCGAAGAAAGAAAACGCTAAGACCGGGTACAGCGACAAGGAATACCATTCACTGGTAACCTACCACGCATTATTTCAAATAGCATCTAGCCACATGGCCGTTGTCAATGACGCCGACATGCAGATTGAAAGATACTGGCTCAGGAAACGCCTTAAAGACGGCAACAGAGCCCAGCGTAGAAGCGCTGAGAAGCAAGGGTCGCTTCGAGTACTTCAGGTTGAGAGAAACCTCGAAAAGAAACTTAAATCACTTACCGGGCCAGTTGAGATATTCCTCGACAAGCTAGATGAGACCGAAGGTGCCGTCGAAGAGTTTGGTGGATACTCCAACTTCTTGAATGACGTGCTTACACAAGCCTCATACGTTCCGCCAAAGGATCGATTCAAGATGGTTCAGATTATGAGCATGGCTCGACAAGGGATGTTCGACGAAGCCTTCCAAGCTATTGTTGACAAGTCTAAGTCTGACGAGGAAGAGTAGTGGCTAAGGACTGCTTGAAGGGCGATTGTACTAACCCGAGATTCGGGAAGGGCTACTGTAAGTGGCATCAGTATCTTCGTACCGACAAGAAACCCAACAAGAAGAAATCTCTTTCTAAGCGTATAAAGCCTGTCTCTGACAATAGATTAGAACAACTGGCTAGATATCGATCAGAAAGAGATAAGTACATGAAAGCGCATCCTAAGTGTGAATACGAGGGGTGTGGGGATGACTCGACCGAGCTCCACCACAAAGGGGGTAGGAACGGCGAAAGAGTTTATCACGTCCCGTGGTTCATGGCTTGCTGCCATGATTGCCACATAATAAAGATTCACCTGCATCCAGCCGATGCACGAAAGAAAGGGTATTTGATATGATAAAAATTGAGATTAATGTAGGTAAGATTACCAACATCGAACAGCCTAACGCGATGCACATGGAGGTTCTTGAGCAAATCGTTCTAGGTAACGGTCATGCGCTAATCGCCAACAACCTCGGGATAACCATCCAGGCGGCTGTTTCAAGAAGACGAAACCTCCTAGGTATATTCGATGTCAAGAACGACACGATGCTGGTGTATGCAGCAATGAATAATGGAATTATTGATCTAAAAATTATCTAATGTTTAAGGTTTACCACATCGCAAAAATGCCGGACAGCGAATCAATAGAGCTAGGAATGACATTCAAGCTCTTCAAGAACAAATACTTCGCTAATGACATTCGAATACACTCATCAGTCCCAGCGATGAGAGCATACCTGCAAGGGTCTAAAAAGGACGTCATACTCTTTAATCTGGAGCACTTCACGCTATCATTTGTGAACGACCCAGAGCTAAAGGACGCACTTAGAGTTACAGCCGAAGAACGCCTCACAGCCCTGTTGAAATGGTGCTTCGACAATCAGGAGAGATACAAAAGTATCCTTGAGTTTGTTGATAGATGTGAGAGTTTTATGCTTACCTTAGTGAACTCGGCTTCCGGGAAACACCGAGAAGAGGCTATCATGCAATACAGGTTGCTAATAGGCTTCGTTAAAGCAGAACTAGAAGAACTCAAAGAAGGTGACAACAACGTTTCAAATAAAGCCCAATAGACTACAGTCACAGACGGACAAAGCCTACCTATTCAAGAGATTCAAAAACCACACCTTCTGGATCCCCAAGAGCCAAGTCATCTCCATGGAGGAAAAGGACGGATGGCTATATGTAACGGTCACAAAGTGGGTCTGGGACAAGGCCAACCTTCACAGGATTCTTTCTACCCTCAAAGAGCAGGGGGTCGTTCACTTCAGAGATAGAGGCTATTTCAACATTGACTGGGACTTCGTTATCGAGCACTCCAGAAACAAGGAGGTATGCTTCTTCTGCAGGCTCCTCATGCTTCCCAACAAAAAGACTAAAGACCACCTCATCCCGAGCATGGTTCTCAAGGCTTACGGTATCAGCAACCTGCCTAACAACAAGGTTCCTTGCTGCTATGATTGCAATCAAGAGAAAGCCTACCTCATGCCTGACGTTTTCCGGCGCTTAGTTCGTCTCAAACTACATGAGACCGGCGACCGACGATACGAAGAAATTCTAATTACACTAAATCGACTAATCTACTATGGAACTAACGAAGACATTGGAGGAGGCAAAGAAGTTCATTAGACGAGGCTTTCGTAAAGGATGCCACTGTCCAGCGTGTGGGCAATACGTCAAAGAATACAAGAGACCTCTAAACTCAGGGATGGCCAGGATTCTGATCGAAATGTACAGACTTGGAGACTCCGAGTACCATCATGTCAAAGACCACCTTCGAAAGAACAGCATCAAGAACGGTCATGATTGGACGCTGCTGAGGTTCTGGGGACTCATTGACCCTATGATTAAAGAGGAGGAAGACAAGGGCGCTACGAAGCTCGGACTATGGCGTATCACCGACCAAGGGAAGGCGTTCGTTAGGGGAGAGATTAGAATTAGCCGGAGAATTCGAATGTACAACAAGAAGATGCTGGGATTCGAGCCCAATGAAATGACTACGATCCAGGAAGCCCTTGGTGACCACTTCAGTTACGAACAACTTATGATGTAATGAAAGCACACTTCACATTTACCCCAGTAGAGGGACACACGACCAGAGGAATGGCCAAGGAGCTCATCATGAAAACTGAGTTTCGCTCCTATATGTTCGAAAACCTTAACACTGAACTCATTGTTACCATTCAGCCCAAGGTCAAATCACAAGAGAAGCTTCGCATGTATGCCTACTACCGAGGTCCACTACTAGATGTGGCTATGATGGGGCTAGTGAATGCTGGTTACGAGGGAATGGACAAGGCTAAGGCTCACTACTTCCTGAGCTCATATTGCGCCAAGGAGATGATGATTCGTAAAGGTGAAGAGTTTCCATATATCCTAAGTGTTGGAGATATGACCAAGAAGCGACTGCACAAATACATCGTTGACTGCATCCACTTCATGGAAGCCAACCTAGATATTAGAAGCATCCCTGATGCTGAAGAGTACAAGAACGCCGAAAAGTTCGGTGAAGGATTTAAGAAAGTTGAAAACGAATAGCTATGATTTTTAAAAAGATTGGGGTAGTATTTCTCTGGATTTTTTACGTGCTTATCACGAACAAGGAGAGGCATGAATACCTACTCGCAAAAGAAAGGGGCCACAAGGTGTCAGACCTGAAGAACGGCATCTTCTCAGGCACTATTAAATGCCACATAAACGAACCCGTTCAAAAAAGAGGGTACTTGAACTGGAAAGAGTTTAAAGAACTTCGCTGGCCCAAATAACTCAATTATTTTTCTATCTTTACTGGCTCAGATCAGCAGACTTTATGGGAACACTAATAACGAATAAACACGGACTTCCTGACGCTATAGTTAGAGCCGTAATGGTGGACAAGCACCGAACCTATGGAGACATCTCAGTTACTCAACTTATCGATGCTCCCCAAGTAAGAATCCTAAAACGACAGAACGACTTTGAAGTAGACGCCATGGACATGATATGGGCCGTCATGGGCACAGCCGTGCACAAGGTTGTCGAGCTTGGAGAGATTAACCAGGTGGAAGGTCAGAAGCTGTTCGAAGCCAAGGCGGTCCTAGAAGACATGGGGCAGGAGAAGGGCGCTGCATACATCCAAAAGATTATTGAAGAGAACTTCCCGGACGCATTGAATCCTGATGTCCTAATGGAGAAATCTCTTACCATTGAGGTCGAAGGTATGGTCATTTCCGGCACCCTCGACAAATACACCAAGTCATTAGAGAAGCTTTCCGACTACAAGAACTGTAGTGTATGGATGGCTATCTTCGAAGAGTCCAAAAAGAAGTGGTACGCGCAGCTCAACACGTACGCATACATGCTTCGAATGAACGGACTCCCAGTTAAAGAGGCTGAGATTGTCGCCATTTTCCGCGACTGGTCTCCTAACGGCCTAATGCGAAGCAGAGACTACCCAAAGCACCAAGTTCAAACGATTCCCATCCAGCTCTTTGATGACGCTACAATGGACAAGTACCTCCGAAAGAGAGTCAACATCCACAAGCAGGCTCTTCTAGGTAACGTAGCTCAATGTACAGGAGCTGAGCGATGGTCTACCGAATCCAAGTACGCTGTAATGAGAAAGGGCTACAAGAAGGCTGTGAAGCTTTGCGCTTCTATGGCATACGCTGACCAGTACATGCACGAGAACCGGAACAGGTATTCTGATATGTATGTGCAGCACCGACCGGGGGAAGACAAACGATGTGAGAGATGGTGTCCAGTGAAGGACAAGTGTCCACAGTATCAAGGAGCATTGAATAAGATCGCTGAAGACACTAGCGATGGAACTATTAAATAACCGACAACAAACGACTAAATGCAAGAAGAAGGTATCAAAATACTCAAGGCTGAGATTACGAATTTCAAGAACATCTCTCACAAGACAGTAGTCTTCGAAGGGCGCTCAGCTATTATCATCGCTCCAAATGCCGGAGGCAAGTCCAGCCTTATCCAGGCGATTCAATCTCCTATCAACTCCAAAATAATCCCTCTGCAACCAGTTAAGGAAGGTGAGGAAAGAGGCTCAGTAGAGCTTCTAGTGGGCGGTAAGTTCAAAGGAGAGAGCGTCAAATACAACATTGGCCTATACTTCTCCCCTGAGCATCAGAAGGGGCGTATCACTATTACCAACGAAGACGGGGGTAAGGTTCCCGGCGGTAAGAGTGTTATTAACGACATTGTAGGCAACATCAGCTTCAACATGATGGAGTTCCTTAGGCTGGCTCGTACCGACGCTGGCGGAGTTTCCGACGCTGGTCGTAAGAAGCAGGTGGAGATCCTAAAAGCCTTACTTCCTGATGAGGTTGTCGATAAAATGGCAGAGCTTGACGTTGAGCGTAAGAAGGTTTACAATGAGCGGTCAACAGTCAATGCAGAGGTAAAGGTTATGAAGACCAACCTCGAAGGGCATGAATATACACTGGAAGACATTGAGAACTACTCGACCAAGAAGGACGGCGAGGCTATCAGAACTCAAATTAACGGGCTTTCCACCTATATCGAGAAGCACTCGAAGGCTACCTCAGCTCAGGCTAGGTTCATGGAGACTATAAGCTTCAAGGAAGAGCAAATAGCCTGCCTTCAGAAAGAGCTGGACGTGGCTAGACATAATCTAAACACTACCAATGAATGGCTCCAGAAGAATGAGAAGCCAAGCATCGGGTACCTATCAGCTCAACTCAAGGACATCGATGACCACAACGCAATCTGTGATGAAATTGCCAAGCTAGAGAAGTCTAGGTCCGACATGGACACTAAAAGCGCTGAGTCCGACAAGAAGACTGAGCGAATGAAGGAGATTGACAAGGAGAAGGCCGAAGTGTTTGCTTCCAGCCCTCTACCAGTTCCCGGATTAGCGTTCGACGAGAACATGGTTACCTACAAAGGACTTCCTTTGGATGAAGACCAGCACTCTACCGCTATGCTTATAGGGATAGGTATTCGAATCGGGATGGCCATGAATCCAAACCTCAAACTACTGGTCATCAAGGACGGCTCGCTCCTGGATCGTCAGACGCTGAGATTCATCATGAAGATTTGCGAAGAGCAAGGCTACCAAGTCCTAATCGAGAAAGTTGATTTCGAAGGCGAGAACGAAGAAGTAACAGTTGAATTTACAGAATCAGAAGAGATATGAAAGCTATAAGAGACAAGATTGACCTATCCATCCACTTCATGACGAAGATTGGAATCAACACTAAATACGGCGGACTAGCCCAGATAGAGCTCGAGAGAGCCAACAACTGGGTGACTCAGCTCTACCATATCAGCAAGCTCGACTATCCGAGCCACGACCAGACTGGTATTGAGTTTCCCGAGGACTACAGTAAGTTCGATTACATCAAGGACAATCGCAAGAGAATCCAAGATACTGTCAACGAACTCGTGAAGCTGTCCGTCTCTAACCCACAGGTTCAGATGATTTCTATGCAAATCATGACAGCCCTAATGGAAGCGAAAATGTGGCTGGGGAATCAGTTAGACATGGAGACTAAAATTCAAGCGCTTTCAGGAGGGTCTATTGCCCCTTCTCACACTGACAAATAATATTCTTACTAGGCCAATGCAACCATTCGATATACTCGACCGATACAGGGTGCGCCTGTTTAAGAACCACTGGCTAGATAATGAGTTTGAAATAGCTCATTGTCTAGGCTTTGAATTAAACGGGAACATCATTACTGTAGACATCAGAAGGACTTACCCTGAAGCTCTACTTGAGTTCATCAAGACCTCCTTCTCTATAGTAATGCTTAGCGCTCAGTATCAGGCTTATCGGACCGGATTTTTCAATCATCTCAAGAAGATGTATGTGGATAGTCGAAACGAGTTCAAAGCGAACTACGAGGCAAAGCTGAATTATCCCAACGATCTATTCATGCACCAGGGACACACGCTGGCGGTGAGCATCTACAATCAATGGAACTACTGGGCTTTCGAACAAGGGCTCGGTAAAACGATCACCTCAGCAACCCTCTCGAAGTCCATGTCGGTGCCAAGGACAATCATTATATGCCCAGCGCTGGTGAAGTGGAACTGGTTCCATAACATGACTGATGACTGGGGGTTCAATCCTATTCTATGGACGATACTTGATAGCAAGAAGAACAAGTGTGTATACGCTTTCCGCGAACGGTTTGTAGTAATCAACTACGAGATGATTAGCAAGTTCTTCGACTACCTCAACAGAGACGTCATAGGACACATCATCATCGATGAATGTCATTACATCAAGAACCACAAGACCAACAGGTTCAAAGCTGTTGAGAAGCTGGTCAGAAACAATCCTAAAGCTAGGGTTACTCTTCTTTCTGGTACTCCAGTTACAAACCGGTCGATTGACTACTTCGCGTACTGCAAGCTTGCTGGCCATCCTTTAGGTAAGAACTTCGCTAAGTTCAAAAAGGATTATTGCCTGAGTAGTTCGACTAGAGGAGGCAACAAGGTCAGTGGGTCAAAAAACATTGGTGACCTAAGAATCAAGATGTCCAACTTCATGATTCGAAAGAAGTCAGAAGAGTGTATTGATTTACCGGCCTTGATTATCAAGAAATACTACTTCGATGTAGGCGAGCTGTCCTCAGAGTACAACGATGCTTTGGAAGAGCTCTACATGGCCAAGAAGAAGTACGAGTCTGCAGAGCAGAAAGAGAAGGCCAAGCTTCGTCTCACGATGAGCGCTAACATCCACTCACTCAACAGGATAATGGCCACCAGCAAAGTGCAGCCCATCAAAGACCTCATCAATGAGATTAGAGCTGAAGGGCGCAAGGTGGTTGTTTTCTCAGGATATACAGACCCGCTCAAGATGCTCGAACAGGAGTTTTTAGGCAACTGCGTCCGTATCGCCGGAGATGTAGGCTCCCACAAGAGACAACAGCTCATTGACAAGTTTAAGAAGGAAGATGACTGCTTCCTGTTCCTGGGGAATTTCCAGGCTGCAGGAATCGGGATTAACCTGACCAATGCCAATGATGTGATATTCATGAACTTCCCTCTTACTCCTGACCAGCTAGAGCAGCCATACAAGCGTTGCCACAGGATAGGCCAGAAGGAAGCTGTTCGGGTTTATTACACGATCGGTAAAGAGACTATCGATGAGCATGTGTTCCGAATTATCGTGGACAAGAAGCGAGACATTGACGAACTCGTTGACAAAGGAAAGCAGGGAGTTGTTCATTATGACAACCTCCAGGGACAGCTATTCAGTAGCCTGTTCAATGATTACGAGAAGATGAAAGGCATCCAATCGACAACACCACAATTTCAAAAAGTATGAAATTTGAATTAGAAAAATGGAAGTCTTTGCTCGGTAAAACCGTAAGAGACGGAAATGGGAAGTTTGGCACCTTAAAGGGGCTAACACTTGACGGAGACCTGTTAGTAAATGAATTTTGGTGGTATCACGACCAAGTAAATGAATTCGTAGACCCTAACCAAACAAAATTATTCGAAGATGAAGATAACGGCCAATAGAGAGTCACTCGTAAAAGTCCTCGACGTTGTAGCTCGTGGGATTGAAAAGACAACTATTCACGCTTGGGAATGCCTTTACATGACCGTAAAGGGAGACAAGTGCTACATATACTCGAGGTCTTCGGACATGCAAATCAAAGGATACATCACAGTTGAATCTAGTGAAGACTTTGATATGTGTGTTCCGGCCCAGGTGTTCTGCCAAACCATTAGGCTTCTAGACTGTGAGAACGTTATAATCACTTCGAAGGTAACTAAGAAGGAAGGCTCTGCAGACCACTACATGACCATCATTTCTGTCAAGGGCCAGAAGAGAAAGTATCGAATCTCCAGCATTAACCCGAAAGAGTTCTCGGTAGTCACCATGGACAAGGAGAAACTTAAAGGTTTCCCGATCTCAGGAGAGGCGTTCGTAGGAGCCATGACAACATGTAGCCCGATTGTGAACCCGAAAGACCTTCGTGAGATGATGTCAGGAGTGTCTATAAAGACCGTAGACGGCGTTGTTGAGGTTTCAGCTACAGATGGAACCGTGATATCCAGAATGGGCCTACACGTCGAAGAAGAGATTCCAGAGATGATGATTCCAAAGCGTACAGCCATGATGTTGGACGGTGTTGATATTTCCCCGCAAATCAAAGTAGGAACGGATGGCAACAGCGTTCTAGTTCAGAACGGACCAATTACATTCATCGCTAAGCTCCTATATGGGAAGTATCCACCAGTGAAGGAGTTCTGGAACTTCCTCAAGAAGGACAACTTCGTGTGTATATCCCGAGTTGAGATGATGAACACCCTCAAACGACTCAACCTGTACTCGAAGAATGAATTCAACTCGACTAAAATGGTTTCAAAAGAAGGAGTCATAGCCCTTACGGCTGTGAACGAATTCGAGGAGAACTACGCATACGAGGAGCCGGAGATAATATCCAACACGCTCGTTGATTGTGCTACCGCCTTCAACTCTAGATACATGCTCACTGCTCTCGACAAGATGGAGTCCGATGAGATTCTTGTTCACACTGAAGGCAATAAATCTTCTATATTCCTATTCGAAAAGAACGGGTCAAAAACACCAGAGCAGATGTGGCTAATAGCCCCTGTGTCAATAGGGAAAAGAGATAATTAATGGATCACGCAAGATGTAACATATTCCCCAACGTATGGCCTAAGGCATGTACACACACCGTGTACGCCCTTCGGGTTATCGAGGGAATCCAAGAGGGGAGGTGGAAAGAGCCGATTGAACGGCTAAGAAGCATAGACCCGAAGGACAAGGATACTGTGAAGAAAGTAAAGTTCAGGCTCCCATGTGTTACGTTTTCCGGAGTGTTCTCCCCTGAGAGATTCGACGACAAGCTCATTGAGTACTCTAACATGGTTGTTTTAGATGTTGACGATATCAGCAAAAAGGATCTCGTTCGATTCAAGAGGGAGCTCATGAATGATGAGCATGTAGCTTGTTTCTTTGATGGACCAACCAAGGGTGTTAAGATTTTGTTCCATGTATCAACGGAAGCCAAGGAGCACAAACTAGCTTTCTTCGCCCTTAGCAACTACATCAAGGACAACTACGATATCATTATCGATAGGAGCGGGAAGAACGTGTCCAGGCTATGCTTCGTAAGCTACGACCCTGACCTGTACTACAATCCTAGCTACAAGATATTCGAAATCAAGCACGATGATTCTCAGAGGGAGATGTTTAGCAGGGTGTTTTCCCCGGCCAAGCTTCCTAGCAGTGTCGTTATGTCATTCGATATGAGCCACATTTTCGATACTTGCATCAAGATTGTCAAGGCGAGCAGCGTAGGGTCGTATCACCAAGGGAATAGGAATAATTACATTTTTGCCCTAGCTTGCACATTGAATCGTGCAGGCATGGATGAGGAGCACGCTTTAGCGATGATTTGGAACAAGTACTCGTCGCTGGACTACAAGGAGCTCCAGGGGAGCGTAGGCAGTGCGTACCGCCACAACAAAAGTGAATTTGGATCCAAACCAATCACTGAGAGAAGGTCAAACCAAGGAGATTTTTTTAGAGTAAGATGATACACATAGGAATAGACCCCGGAGCAGACGGGGCAATAGCAGTTCTAGACGAAAACGGGAAGATACTTTACCGCGCAGGGTTCCCCAAAATTGGCAACAAGTTCGACCCCCACGGTCTGAACAAGATTATCAAAAAGACAAAACAGAAGTATCCCGACCACAACTTCACCCTGGAGCTGATAGGGATTATATTCGGAGTCAGCAAGAGTTCAATGGTTTCCCTCTCAAAGAATTGCGGACAAATTGAAGGGATTCTAATTGGTAACGAATGCCGTCATGCCATGGTTCCTCCAAAGGAATGGCAGAAAGAAATGTGGAAAAACATCAAACCAATCCGAAAGGCTTCGACCAAGAGAAAGAAGGACGGAACCCCAGCTATTGGCTCGGTAAACACCAAAGCAACATCCCTATTAGCCGCCAAAAGACTATGGCCAACAGAGGACTTCTTGAGAACCGAAAGGTCTACCAAGCCTCACGATGGGATTATAGACGCTCTACTACTTGCCGAATATTCTCGACGGAAGTTTTAATTCTCAGTATGAATCGTTACATTTGGGAAACCAAAAGAAGGGCAGATGTTCATAGAAGTAAATAAGATTGTAAAGGATAAGAAGCGGGATAACACTGGCAACGACGTGAGAAACCCTCACTCGAAGAAGTTCGTCAGAGATAAATCAAAGATCGTATCGGAAATGATAAGCGGCGGCGAAATCAAGTCAGCTAGGCCGTGGCATAAAAGCTCCTCAGACGAAGCTGAGTTCCCAGGTATCGACATGACACTCCTCTACATGAAGGGAGACTCCGACAACAGCGACAACAGTAGTGACGACGAAGACGAGAAGAAGAAAAAGAAGAAATCGAAACAGGCCGAGATTATGATAGCAGAGAAATATCAGGACTTCATGAAGAGACTAGGCGCAAAACGCCTTAAGGATGATTGACGGAAACACTCGAAGCACTGGGCAGAGACAGCTCAATAAAGACTATCTTGACATTATCGTTTCTTCATCTGAGATCAAGAAACTTATCAAAGCCAGAGCCGAAGCGCTCGGCCTAGACCTATTCAAGGTCGCCAAAGAGGCCGGAGTCAGCTACAGAGCTTTCAAGAAACAATACCTACAACAAGACCAGCCAATGTCTAGCCCTCAGCTACGACAGGAGCACATCATAAAGATTCTCCAGGTGCTGGGAGTGTTGGTAAAAATAACAGTGGTCGAAACTCCGCTCGACAAAATGAGCGAGACCTACATTAGTTCAATCCGAGACAAGTACTACATTGACCATGGAAGTAAGTAGCGGCATATCGAAGATAAGGCTGCTTTTAAACGACCCTAGAGGCGAAAAGGTATGTCTTAGTGATATTATCGAGAAAGTCTCCGACATGTCTCCTGACGCAGCGAGCTTGGAGATTCAGAACACTAAAGCGGCTGTCGCGAGACAGAAGCGGCATATCAAGGAACTCAAGACCTTGATAGACCAGTACAAGGCTCGAATGAGTGATGAGGTGTATCCTGAAGTGGAATACGCTCTAGCAAGCCGTAAGAAAGGCAAACCGAGAGGTCGTCAAGAGAATATCACCGAATTCAATGAAAAAAGAAAATCAACAAATATCTAACAATAAAACAAATCAACATGAATAGAGATGACTACACCGCTGTAGGCGGCGGAAACGGCACCACGTGGGAGCCAAAGCAAACTGGAAAGAAAAAGGACAACAACCTTGTTGCTCTTGCTGCAGACGAGAACTCTTGGGTTCAAGGGTACTACCTTGGGACTGAGCACGACCAAGGTCCGGACAAGAACTCACAGGTTCACAAACTTAAGCTTGTAAAGGCTGGTAACCCGGCTCACCTTGCTGGAGACCCAGCAGATACAAACGGAGAAATCAGCATCTGGGGTACAGGTGTGCTAAACGACAAGTTCACCAAGGTTCCTGTAGGAACGTCAGTGATTGTCGAATGGAAAGGGAAGCAGAAGCCCAAAAAACAAAGTGGTAGAGAATACCATGGGTGGGAGCTTCTTCAGAACCCTAACGATACAATCGATTCAGGGAACGCTTTCAAGCCTAGCACAGAGCCAGCTCCGGCTGTTGCCCCTACAAGTGAGGCAGCTCCTGTCGAAGG